GCGCTTTCCGATGCCCTTGCCAACCCGACGCTGACGGGGATCGCGATTCACAAACAGCAGGCCACCATGGGCTTTGCGGCTCCTGGCGCACAGATGATCGCCGGCATGTTCCTGGGGTTGCTCCAGGGCAACCCAAAGGCCGTGAACTACCTGGAGCTGACTTTCGGATCCAGCGAGGGGAACATCCTGGTCACCGTCCACCGCCCCGGCGGAGCCACGCCTCACAACCTGCGTGCCCTGGCGGAGCAGGAGGCCAGGGAGGCGAAGCAGGAGGCCGAGTGCCTGCGGGGCGATCTGGCGACAGCCAGGGAGGCCGTCAGGCGCCTGGTGCGCTGGCTCGAAGGCGCTGAAGGCTGCGACCTCGGGGTAGTGAGGGCTGTCCACTTGTGGGCCATCGAAAACCACATGGCTGACCCGCTGCCGCCGCTGCCGGAACGGTTGGCAAAGCCGGACGCAGCCATCATCCCAGCCCCAACCCCCGAAGCCACCCCATAACCCCACGGCCCGGCCGCTCCAGCGCCGCCACCTGTGCTTCCAGCTCCAGCAGTCGCCCCATCTGGCGCTTCAGGGCCTGCGCGTGGTTCACCTGAGCCGCCAGACTGAGGGTGAGCTGCCGCTCCAGCTCTTCACGCGAGAGCCGCGGCACCGCCCGCCGGGCCGCCTCGAAGTGACAGGCGGCCGATGGGCTGACATCGGGATCAAGCCAAACAGATTCGTTTTCAACCATGTCCACCACCACGCCCGTCGCAGCTCAGCCTCCACAGTCTGATGAAGAGGCCTACGTGCTGCTGCACCAGGACACCGGCGCGGTCTTGTACTCGACCCATGCCACCGCCGCCACAGTCCACCGGGCAAACCAGAGCCTCGGGAAGTGCGGTGTGCGACATCGGTACGTGGCTGCCAGGCTGCTGCCGCATGGGGATGTGGAGGCGTGACGCTGGCCGCCCCCTTCCCCTACTTCGGTGGCAAGCGTCGCGCAGCCGCCCGAATCTGGCAGGCCTTCGGCGATCCCGCTGGCTATGTCGAGCCGTTCGCCGGATCGGCTGCAGTGCTGCTGGCCCGGCCTGCATTCACCGGCCGCCGGGTTGAGACCCTGAATGATGCGGACGGCTGGCTGGTGAACGCCTGGCGTGCCATTCAGCTCAGCCCTGCCGAGGTGGCCCGGCACGCATGGGGGCCCGTGGCTGAGATCGACTATCACGCTCGGCTGGCCTGGCTACAACAGCGCCGCACGCCCGATCTGGTGGCATGGCTGGAAGGCGACCCGGAGGCGCACGACGCCAAGGCGGCTGGGTGGTGGCTCTACGTGGTGGCCTGCGGCATTGGCGACCCGTTCGGTCCTGGCCCTTGGCGGGTGGTGGATCGCCATCTCCGCAAGCTGCCGCACCTGGGGAATGCAGGGAGGGGCGTGAACCGTGAGCTGCCGCACCTGGGGAATGCAGGGATGGGCGTGAACCGTGAGCTGCCGCACCTGGGGGATGCCGGGAAGGGCGTGAACCGTGAGCTGCCGCACCTGGGGGATGCCGGGAAGGGCCAGCTTGAGGTCTACATGGGGCAGCTTGCTGATCGCCTTCGCCGCGTGCGCATCACCTGCGGATCATGGGAGCGGGTAGTGAAGCCATCTGTCACCCGCAGCGGCACCGGTGGCGATGGCACGCGAGCGATCTTCCTGGATCCGCCCTATGCCACCTCAGGCGACCTCTACGCCCACGTGGATGCCGATGTGGGCCTGGCCGTGCGCGAATGGTGCGCCACGGCGCCGCGTGAGCTGCGCTTGATTCTCTGCGGCTACGACACCGAGCACGATGCTCTGCTGGCCCGTGGCTGGTCTGTCACCGAGGGGAAGGCAGGCAGAGGAGCTGGCTACAGCACCAACGGGTTTAATGGCCGCCGGGAGCGGCTGTGGTTGTCGCCGGCCTGTATTGGCACGACTCAGCCCGACCTGTTCAGCTCAGGCTGCGCAGCATGATCACCGCCAGGCTGCTGCCGCATGGGGAGAGGGAGGCAGACGCCTAGCTAAACAACCAGGCCCAGCCGGTACCAGCCCCCTCGGCCTCCCATCGCGGGTTGAAGTTGCGGTAGCTGTAGCGAAGCCCCCGCCCGCTGGTCCCGCCGCTGCGCAGCCAGCCGCCGTTGATCAGATCGAGCTCGCCGAACGGATCCATCACGTTCCAGGCGTGCGCATCGAACCCGCAGCAGGCCAGCCAGTGGCCACCGCCGCTAGGTGCGCTGACGTGCCCCCGGTGCAGGTATCCCATCGCCAGGGGCAGGCCGGCCCGGATCTCCGCCTGGGCTTGGGAGGCTGAGCAGTTCCGAACAAACCGCGCCTTGACCCGCAGCTCCGCCAATGCCGCCTGGTGCGTTGCCTGGCTGGTGGTGTCCCCGTGCCGGCGGACGACCTTCAGGTAGTCGGTGTCGTCTTTGATGCCGCCCACCCCCAGGTAGGCCAGGCACATGGCAATCGCGCTGGTTTGGCACTGCCGCCAGCCCTCGGGGCCGTCGCTGGCGTTGATCTGTGAGAAGTAGGGAAAGCCCGTGAGCGGGTTGGTGGGCCGGGGCGCCGGCGGCTTGGGGGACGCCGCCGGGCTCCCTTTGGCACGCCAGTCCACGGTAAAGGCCTGCCGCTGCTCAGGGGTCAGGCGGGCATCGTGAGCGGAGAGAGCAGCCAGCTGATGGGGCTCCAGCTTGCCGGTCCTGACGGCATGCTCGACAGCGGCGCGGATTGAGGCGGTGGTAGGGTTGCTCATGGGTTCAGGGTTGGGAGTCTGATCACTCGACGATAATGTTCATTGAGCCCAGATCGAAGGCGGCCGTGCCTGCCGCCGTGGTAACGCGGACCATCCCCAGAGCACCGGAGAGGGAAACTACGCCAGCTGAAGTAATTGCTCCAATCGCGCCGGCTGTAGTTGTGAAATGCCCGGTGGCTAGCCAAGTGTTGCCCGATGGGTCAAACCTTTCAATTACAAGGCGCCCGCTGATAATGTATGCAGGCAAAAAGTTGGTGACTGGAATGCCAGCCGACGAAGTTACGACAGTTGTGCCTCCCCCTGTAAAGACAAGGACAGACTGACTCTGGGTGTAACCGCTTGTTGTCGGGGTTGTGCCTACCCCAAGCTGCACAAGTATGTCATTAGCGCTACTTTGGCTGACCCCGTTGAACAGTAGGGTGACTCTTTTTGCATAGCTCGGGATGCCAGTAAAGTTGATCGCGGTCCCGCTGGTGCTGCTCTGCACTGTGCCCAGCACGGGCGCAGCAAGCGCTACGGCTGCTGCTACAGGCGCTACGGCTGTTGCTACAAACGCCGTGGTTGCTAGCTGAACTGTGCTGGTGCCCGCAGCTGCGGTCGGGGCGGTTGGTGTGCCGGTGAACTGGGGAGACGCCAACGGCGCCAGCCCGTAAGCGGTTTGATCGATGGGGCCGATAGTGACCCACGCAGTATTGGAAGAGTTGCGGACCTTCCAGAGCCCCGTGTCTTGATCTGCCCAACGCATGAATGCGTAGGGCGTCGAAGGCTCAAGTGGTCCGCTGTTGTTGGTCGCGAGCGCTACGAGGGCGCTGTTAGTGTCGGCACGAAATGCCGGAAACGACTGGTTGCTGAGGTTGTAATCGTGCTGGGGCATTAGGTGACCTCCCGACCAAATCCAATAGCAGTATAGTTAAACTGTCTGGCCACAGCCGCTCCGGCGCTGTTTCTGAAGGTGAGGCTAAAGCCCGATCGCGTGATCGATGCAGGATTGATGACCCAGTATTCGCCCGCCGCCATGTTGTACCCCGTGACACCAATGTTCGGCGGCTCGTAAAATCGCTCGGCAAAGGTCACCGCATGGGTGCTCGCCGGGGCTGACAGGGTGCCGGACTGCTCGATGCGTTGCTGCAGCTCCATCTCAGCGCCGAGCTCTTCGACCAGGATGTTCTGTGAACTGTCGCCGCTGGTGGCTAGCAACTTGAATTGAAAACCCCGGCCCCGCACGATCCCGTTCGCCACCTCGCGCCATTCGGACCACTGCGGGGATCCAGATGGATCGCCTTGCGTAGACCGTACCAGCAGCGCAGCATCCACGGCGCTTATAAAATCGCCGTCAAAATCATCCGCCGCATCGTCAAATAGCCCAGTGCGACTATCAAATAAGTCGAGCTGGCTTGTTGCTCGCGTCTGCAACCGGCGCCGTATGTTTACATCATATACGCCATTCATTGAGTATGTAGAGCCGAACTCATATTCGCCCTGCGCCGCGACGGGCTCTGTCAGTGCGGTGCTAGGATCATCAATCATTCCCGCCCTAGAGTCAACCAAGCCTTCGGCTGAGTCCCACAGGGACACACTACCTATGATTAGCGCGTCAAAGTATTCGCTATAAAACATATTCAACCCGTTGCCATTGAATGGCGGGCTCTCCGCATCTTCCGCGTAGGTCTTAACCAGGAGGCGCGGCTGCGGCTGCGGTAAGTCGGTGACCACGTAGGCCACTTCGGGGGACAGCCGCCCACCATCATCCTCGAACCTCAGCAGGTAGCTGCCCTCCAGCAACGGCACCTGTTTTTGCACCTCATTGCCGGCGGCGGCGTGCGCAATGCTCGTCGCCTCCCCCCACCCCGGGGTGTCGAGGCGTGAGCTGTGCCGGATCTGCACGCGCCCGCCCACCCGCACGTCCAGGTCGCTGGCGCGATCCCAGCTCAGGATTCCGCTGGCCTCGTCAATCGGCATCAGCGAAGCGCCAGTCACGTTTACGGGCGGCGCCGTTTTCCCAAAGGTGACGAATCGCAACTGGGCTGGCCGACTGAAAATGATCCCCGTCTTTACCGAGGCCACCAGGATTTCGTAGGTTCCCGCCTGGGTGTCGAGGATCTCAATGGATGGCGCGCCGACATTGCGCTGCTCCCAGTTCCCTGGGATTCGGCGATAGCTGACCCGGTAGGTGTTGACCCCTGGCACCATGCTCCAGCTGAGCTGCAACTTGGCCGCGACCCGGCCGCCGGCTTCGTAAAGCACCTCTGCGCCGGTGAGGTTCTGCGGCGGGTTCGGGACAATATCGAGGTCGGTGATGTCGCGCTTGGTCAGCGCCAAGCCTTGTTCGACGAAGTTGTACTTGCTGGGGTTGTGAGCCAGGGCCGTGATTGGGTATCGCACCCCGTCAGACTCTCCCACGCCAAGCACGCGCCAAAGCGCGGCCAAAATGTTGGAGGTCTCCCAAATCCAGATCGAGTTAGCCTGCGGTGCCGAGCTGAACGCGGGCGACACCTCCACCACGTTGCCCGAGATTGACACAACCGGTCGGGTCTCCACTGTGGCATTGGTGAGGATCACGCTGAGCGTGGGGTTACTGGCCATGGCGAGCCCCGCGGCATCGTCCAAGGTGATTGCGGTGGTGGTGGCTGCTGCAATGGCACCGCCACGGCGAGATCCCGCCCGGAGGGGGTCGGCGATCTGGACGATCTGCCCAGGCCGCACGACGGCTCCGGCTGCGAGGTTCGAGGTGAACGCGACTACCTCGCCTTCGTTGGCCTCGCAATAAAGGAGCCACTTCCCGAGGCGCCGGGCTTGGCCTTGGCTGGTGCAGGCAAGCGCCTCGATCTCGACCGTTACCACCCCATAACGAGCGATGCCGGCGGCATCCTCGACTACCTCGAAATTTTCGCTTCGGAGGTCCAGATCCTGATACCTGACCACGGCCACGGTTGGCCGGGTCTTCAGGCTGCTGCCGCTGTAGCTGAAGCCCTCGGGGCCGACATTGGCCAGGGTGAACGAAAACGACGGATCGGCCGGGCGGTCCTGGGAGATCGTGAGCGCACCACTGGCCCAATAGGGCATGCAACGCATCACGGAACACAGATCGGCGATCAGCCGATAGGCATCATCAGCGGTTTGAATGTTGGCATTGCAGCTAAAGCGAGGCTCCCAGCCGCCAAATCCATCAGGCACCAGCGCCGAGGCGTACTGGCTGGCGGAATAGAAAGCCCACCGATCGAGCTTACTGGCGTCGAGGTGATCGCCAAAGCCAAACCGGCGGGAGATGAGCAATACCCACAAGCACCAAGCGGGGTCGCTCGTCCACTGCGCGGCGCCGAATGTTCCATTCCAAACGCCGGAATAGATCAATCGCCCGGTGGCGTTGTCAACCGTGGCATTGCTGGGGATCTGCACTTTCAGCCCCCGCACCCGGCAGCTCCGGGAAGGAATCGCCCCGTTGAACTGGTCGGCTTCGATTCTGTATCCTATTACTGCAGTATTGGGGTAAGCCAGCTTGGCGTAAATGATCTCCGAAAAACTGCTCCAGCTAAACGCATTGTTTACTTTTGAGCTTGTGCTGTCAGGGGTAACCCGATTTACCTGAATATCAACCGGGAACGGGCCTGACAAGTTGATTAGATATTGCCGCTGGTATTGCTGCGACGTTCTTCCCGTGATAATGTCTTCAAGCGCGAGGTAATAGCCGCCGCCGTTGTACTGAACATAAATTTGCAAGTAAACACTTGAGCCCAGTACGTCGTTTTTATCGGTAAACTCTTGCAATGTCGGCAGGGTCACGATCACCCGAGCGGCATCGCATGGCTGGGTGATCGTGCGAGTGACCGGTTCTAAATCCGTAACCACTACGCCGACGCCGGTCTCGCTGGCTATTTCGTCATATCCAGGGATATAGCTCTGAAACTGAGTGCCATTGCGTATTTCTACGCTGACGCCCCGAAAGTTCAGGCTGCCATCAGGGTTCTGAATTGGTGTGCCGTCTAGGTAGATCGACCGCAAGCCATTTACTGGGCCTTGGATTTCCCCTTCGCCGATTGCATCGATAATTTTAATGTAGCTAGTCGAGAACAGACTGTTAGCCGCTTCAGTCGGAACGTACTGCTCCGGCTGCGCCGCGACGACATATTGCTGCTGGGCTGGTTGGCTTTGCTGGGGGCGACTCCTCCTGCCGCCGGAGCCACTAATCAGCGGCCCGCCAGATATGCGCCCGCCGCTACTCATGCCCACACCTGATCAACATCGATCGCGGCCGAAATCACTACCGAACCGACAATCACCTCGCCAAAAATTATCGGCAGCGGCACGCCTTGTTTAGTTGTGTTCTGGATGGAACTGAACGATGAATTACGCCGTGGGTCGTTGCTGTCAGGCTTGGCGCTGTTTGCGCTAGCCATGGCACCTACGGCACTGGCCGCGCCCGGCCCGGCAATGCGCGGCACTGGGGTCAGCAGTTGCGCGACGCCGCCCAGGGCCAAGCTGGCGCCTACGCCGGTGATCAGCGAGAACGCCAAGGGGCCCAGCCACGGTTGACCTATGACGAACGCAGCCGCGACCAGGGCCACTCCGCCGATGACTCGCCCCACGGCGCCAGCGCCGCCGATCACGGGCACGATCGTGATCTCTGCCCGCCCGGCCGGTTCGTGGAGATCCTCAGGCTCAAGAGCCCGAGCCCCGATGCTCACGTGATAGTGCTGGGTCGCCATGTGCGCTTCCACCTTGGGGAAGTTACACAGAAGGAACCGCACGGCCTCGGCCGCGCTGGCCACCTCAGCGCGGAAGGTGCGGCGCTTCAGGAAGCGGGCCAGCTGGCCGTAGACGCGGATCGTTTTCATTCCTTCAGTCTGCCCACCCAGCCGGTGCAGTTCTGCAGCCATCCCCCGTAGAAATCCCGACTGGAGAGCCTGCCCCTGAGGTGATGCAGCAACATCTGATCGCCCACGTAGACGCCGACGTGATTGAGCCTGGCGTTCGAGATCGCCATCAACACGGCATCGCCTTCCCGTATATCGGCCGGGTCGATCTGCTCGAATCCCGCCTCCTCCCAAAGCCCCTCAAACATTGGATAGTCCTCAAACTCGGAAACCCGAGCTGGCCGCGGCCAATCCGGCAGAACAGTGCCCTGCTCCGCGTACCAGTCGCGCACCAACGTCCAGCAGTCCTGAGCGCCCCACACCCACCCACGGCCAATCAGCGGGGCCTTATAGCCACAGGGCTCAATCTCGGCCCATGCAAGCGTCTTGGGGTTGACGATCAGCCAGGGCAGGCCCGAGGCCTCGCACGCGGCCCTGTCATCGGGGTGCGGGCCTGGAGGGGTGATTGGGTGCGAGTGGAACACGGCCAGCACTTCGCCTTCGTCTTCCGCCTGGCGGTAATCGTCAGGGTCGATCGTGAACATCTCCCCCGGCTCCTCGCCGATGTTTCGGCATGGCCGGTAGACCTGCCGCCCCTTGATCACCAACACCAGCCCGCAGGCCTCGCGTGGGTCGTCCTGCTGGGCATGGGCAAGGGCCTTGGCCTTGATGCTGTCGTCGATGTCGATCATGTCAGTAAGCTCCAGTCAGTAAGCTCCAGCGCCAGGGAAGCCGCCAAACGGCAGCTGTGCGCCGGCGCCGAAATGCTCGCGGCAGTCCGACAGGCTTTTGGTGCAGCTGGGCAGGCCGCCGCTGTAGCCGCATTCGGCGGACCTGTAGACCCACGGGCAGTAGCGGGTCGCCTGCCGCTTTGGCGCCCGCACACCGGCAAGGTCGAATGCAGAGCACAATTCAAACTCAACCACGGCGCCGCTCTCACTCTTCTTGCGATCGATAAAATATTGCTCGATTGAGTATTCAGCCGTAGGATCTGGTGTTCCCAAGGGGTTGACATTGCCCGGAAAGTTGACGGCATCTAAGTAGCGAGCATGGGTGCGGCGGCGCGTTACCCGGGCCCCTTCCAGGCCCTCAGGCAGGGTCAACAGCAGGGCGGTGATGGTGCCCAGTACGTTTGAAACCCTGAGTATGGGTCTGGGCAGTGGGCCGTTGCCGCTGTAGCTGAATCCATCGGCCTCAATGGGCAAGGCCATGTAGTAATTTCCAGCCCACACCAGCTCGCCCTCGTCGCCCATGGCATTAAAGCCGGCATGAAAGCGATAGACCGTGCCCACGCCATGAACAGCAGGAATCAGCTCCAGCTCAAACAGCTCGATTAGCGCCGTGGGGGCGGGCAGTTGGGCTTCGGAGAATGGGATAGGCATTATTGGTCAAATACCTGCTGAAACTTGGCGCGAATCTGGTTGTTGTTGGCGTGAGTAGGGGTGATGCTCCACTCTTTGCAAATCCACTTCCTTCCGGTTTGCCCATATATTGTAGTCCAGTCAAACGACTCCGCGCCCCCATGGGCTTCGAGGAAGGCCCGAATCTCGTTGCGCTCAGTATCGGTGCGGTGCTCAAACTGTAGATCCCATGTTTTCGCGTCTGAGTTCAAGCCCATTCTGACCCTTTGGCTATAACCGTCTCCGAACTCGGTCTCCAGCACTTTTGGCTGGCTTGACTCTGCAGAGCCGAACGATGGAGTCCAAGTAAAGGTTGCCATGAATTAGCTAGCCAAAATGCCGTTGGGTCGGCGGTGATAAATCAGGCGGGCATCGATTACTTGGGCTAGGTCATCGGCCAGCGCCTTCCCCCTGCCCTGGTCGCCCGCCGCCTTGGTGCCGGTGGCGTCCACGTTGATGGTGATGCTGGTGTTGCCGGCAGCGGCCATGGGGGCGCCGCGGGTGTGATCAGTGACCGTTTCCCGCGGGTGCATGATCGCCAGGAAGCCGCCTTGTCCGTCGAGGCCTCCAGAGCGAGGGCCGTTGCCGGTGTAGCCGCCGCCGGCAAAGCTGCCCAGCGATCGGGGCGAGTTGATGCCCAGGCCGGCGGTGGGGGGCGCGAAGATGCCGCCAATCGCGCCAATGATCGTCTTCAGCACCAGCTGCTGAAAGATCATCTTGCCGGTGTCCTGCAGCAGCGAGGCGGCAAAAACCTTGAAGTTACTGGGGCCGGTGACAGCCAGCTCAGCCAGGGCGTCCCCTAATCCCCCGAGCCCGTCAACAGTGAGTTTGCCCACTGCGTCGCGCATGTTGCCGATCGAATCGGAATACTCCTGCAGGCCCTGCTTGAAGCCGGTGCTGATGCTGCTGCGGCTGGTGATCTCCTCCAGCCGCGCCATTGATTCAGCCAGCGCATCGGCGCCCTCCCGCTCCTGGGTGATCCGCTGAGCCACGATTTCCCGCAGCTTCTCCTGGTGTCCGATCTCAGCGGCGCGGATGTCACTGGTCTGGGCCGCTACCAGGGCCATGCGCTCCTCTTCGCTGCGGGCGCCCTGTAACTTGTCGGCATACTCGGCCATCCGCCGGGCCCGGTCTTGGCCGTACTCCGCGCTCAGCCGCTCCAGTGGGTTGGTGGCCTCAGCGACGCGCAATGCCGCCTCGCTGGCAGTCAGCAGCCGGCCGGCGGCAATGAGCTGCTTGGTGGCTTGCTCGGCCGCCTCTTTCTCCTTTTTCTTGCGCTCCTCCTCGGCCTTCTTGGCCTTTGCATCGGCATCGGCTATCGAGTCTCTCCAGGCCATCTGGCCGTCAATGCCGCCACCGCGCTGCAGCTGCGATTTACCGACCTGGCCCGTGCTGATGCCTGCAAGATGGCCAAGCTCAAAGACGCCGCCGGGGCCGCTTACCCTCATGCCGCGGCCTAGTGCCCCCAGCACCCCCATATCAGTCCCGGTCCAGCCGGGGCGCAGCTTGAACGGCGTGCCCTGCGGGGTGCCGTAGTCGTTGCCCCGGTAGCCGTCGTGGTATCCAGGGCGCCGCCGCTCGCCATAGATGGGATCCAGAGCAGTCCGACCGCCTGGAAACTCAAGGGCGGCGGCGACCATCTGGTTGACCCCGGCGCCAGATACTCGCTGGGCGTGGAGGTGCGGACCGGTTGACCGACCACGGCTTGGCCCAGACTGGCCGCCACCCGTAAAGCCGCCGGTGATGATGGTGATCTTTGCCTCACCTGCCGCTGCTCGGGTGCCGCTGGTCAAGGGGGGCACCGCCAATGGGGCTGTCCGGCCGCCGGTGCCTGCGGGGGATCGGAACTCCGGCTGCTGCTGCAGGAGCTTGATGAACTTGTCGTTATCGTTGCCGGCCTGTTTCTGCAGCGCCTTGCGCCGCTGCTCGCCGATCAGCTTGTCAATGCCGGCCTGGCCAAACGGCATTTTTCCGGCCTGAATATCGGCCCTGGTGTCCGCGTTTTGGGGGCCCATCGTGATTGCACGAAGCGCCCTGTTGTATGTGTCAACTGTTGATGTTGCGATTTGCAGGGCCTTGTTCATCGCCGGCCCAAACAATGTGCCGATCGTCTGCGAAAGGCTCGTCACCGTGTCCCGCAAGGTGCTCAGCCGGCCGTTCAGCGTGTCGCTCTGGGCAATGGCGCCATCGGCGTACTTGCCACCCTTGTCGGTCAATCGAACGATGGCCTGCTCGAACGCTTCGGAGCTCACCCGGCCATCAGAGAGGGCCTTCTGCAGCTCTTGACCGCTGAGCCCATACATCTTCTGCAGCTCGGCCTGGATACCGACGCCGCGCTCCTGGAACTGCAGCAGCTCCTCTGTCTGCAGGCGGCCCTTTGACACCACCTGCCCGTAGGCGGTGGCCAGTTCACCCAGGTTGGAGCCGGTGGCGCCAGCAACGTCGCCGAGGCGCTTGGTCACCTCCACGACCCGTTGGCCGGCGATGCCAAACGCACCAAGTCGCTTGGCGGTCTCAATCAGCTCAGTGGATTCAAACGGCGTGACCGCGCCATAGGCCTGCAGCTCCTTAACGATCTGGCTGGCCTTCGCGGCGCTGCCCAGCAGCACCTCAAGCGAGCGAGTCTGAGTCTGAAGCGTTGCCGTGTCGCCGAAAATCTTGGTCATGACTGTGGCGCCGCCAACCAGGCCGATCACGCCACCCACCGAGGCCTGGAGCCCCCGCAACGCCACGCTTGCCCCCGTGGCCGTTCGCTCGACGCCCTGCAACCCGCGGTTCAGCGCAACGATCTGATTCGCGCCCTGAACATCGGAGCGGATTCTCAGCAGGGCGTCGAGGTTGGCCATCAGGCACGCAACTCCGCCAGCTTGGCCAGGGCCGCGTCTTCCATCACTCGCACGTCTTCGAGCACTTCGAGCGGGTTGGGGTCTCCCTCCAGGCTAAGGAGGCTGAGCACGACGCCATAATCCAGGCCAATCCGCTGGTCGTCGCTGATGCGCCACTGGGTGCAGACCTGCTGAAACACGCGGATTCCCTTCTCGGCCTCAGGGTGAATGTCGAAAAATTCCGGCTCTGGCTCTGGCGTGTCCAGGATCACACCGAATGCCTTGGCAGCCTCTGCCAGCTCAGGTGGTGGGCTTTTTGATTTGCCGCCGGTCACCCACAACTCGGCGGCCTCTATCAGTTTTTTCGCTTGCCCTTCGCCAGGGATTCCAGCCAAGCGGCCACGATGGCAGAGGCCACCAAGGGGACGTTGAGGATCCTCTGGCGGCTGGTTTCACTGAAGGGCACTTCTTCGCCGGACTCATCAAAGATGCCGCTCCAGCCAGTCAGCACCTGGTCGAGCAGCTCCGCATCAAGAATGGAGCCGGCCTCGATCTTCTCCCCGATCTCACGCAGGCGATCCTGAGAGAGCCGCTTGAACTCAGCGTCGAATACCTCCTTGTCAAACTTCCCGCCATCAACAGGGAACTCAACAGTGACGGGCCAGCGGTAGGTGGGGGTTTGACTGCGGAGCTGGAGAGGCATGAGTGAGGGTGCAGTGGATCAGGCTTGAAAGTCTGAGGCGATTAGGTGAACGAGGTTGAATGATCATCATTGCCGGCGACTGGTAGGCAGATCCCCGGAACAGTGAGCATCACCTTGCCGGCGTCGTCGCTGTAGGTGGGTATCAGCGTCTTAGCGGCTGGGGCGGCAAACACCAGGCGATTGCCTGCGGTGGTGCCTTGCGTGATAGTCAGCGGGTTAGTGGCCTGCGTCAGCGCTTGGGAAAAATAATCCCTCTGCGCAATGCTCGGGCACTCGATGACGGCCTCAAACGTGCTTCGGCCGCTGGTGATCAGCACCTCTTTAACTCCACCCGGCAGGGAGTGGTAGGTCATCACGTTCTCTTGCGTGAACGTAAAGCTTTGCAGAAAGGCGCCTGTGAAGCCTGCGATATTGATGCTGAGCGTGTTGCCCAAGGTGACGGGCAGAGGATTGGCCTGCAGGGTGTAAGTGGGGTTGGCTGGAATCGGGGTGTCCGTCGGGCCCTGGTAAATCCCCATACCGTCAAACCTGAGCACGCCGAAGCTTTTGTTGGCTAAACTCATGCTGACACTGCCGCGCCAACCAGTGATAATGTGGCGGATGCCGCCGATAAAGTAATAAATTGTAAGCGACGTATTGCCGCCGAGTGTAGTGATCGGCGTGTAAGTGTTGCTAGTAGTAGCAACGGTGGTGATTGCATTGCGGCAGGCCTGAAGCGCTGGCCCGAACCTTGGCGCTGTGCCAGCGACGCCGCTGCCGGCTACTTCGCAGCTGAACGCGAATCTGACATGCTCGCCCACCACTGCTTGCGGGGATGCGCCCATAAATGGCCGCACCAAGTTGCGGTCTACGATGTCACCCTGCATCTCAGGAAATGTGACCTCGCTAACCGCCAGAGCGTCGGTTGCAATGGGGACTGCATCAACCCCGTGGGTCGACTCCAGCTTGGTCAGAATTAGATTTTCCGCTACGAACTTTGCCATCTTTGGGGGATTCGGTGGTTGGCTCGGGACCTTCGATCAGGCTGCGCTTTCCCGTTTCGGGATCGAGCAGGTAGCAACCGCCGTGGCCAGCGGCAAACTTCTCATCTGCGGTCAGGCTAGTCATTCTGATCAAATGTCTTGAGTGAGATCGGCCAGCGCCGTGCGGAATCTGACGACGTACCTCAATCTAACGACCCCGATCTCGCCAGACTCGCCGTCCCACCCGGCACCCATTGAGTGAATGTCGTAGGACAGGCCCCCCAGGGTCCGGTCGGCCATCGCCCGCCGGTGAACCTCGGCGCGGAACGGATCGGCGAGTGTTGACAGAGGCCTGCCGCTGATGTTGAGCTCCAGCTGGACCGTGAGCGAGGCATCGAGCACCGGCAGGGCGGGCCCCTGATCGTGCGGCTCGGTCTCTGGGAAGATCCTCAGACAGGGGCACTCCTCCCGCGAGACGGGTTCGTAGCGGTCGCGCCAGATTCGGTTCCCTAAGCCAGGGGTGCCAGCCAGCGCTGCTTCGATCGCCGCCAGGATGCGCTCAGACTTGCTGGCGGTCATGGCTTGCGCTGCTCCTGCAGGGCCACGCCCAGAGCCACGTTGGCGGCAGCGGCCCAGGCGGCAGCGGCGCCCGCCAGAGGGGCTTCACAGTCGGGCCTGTTGGCACGCAGGCAAACAATCCACCCGGCGGTCGGCAGGGTTGCCCCGATCACCAGGCATGCCCCGGCAAACGACAAGCAGCGGCCTAGGAACGCGGTCATAGCTTCCCCGCTCTCAAGCGCTCTTCGTGGTCTTCCAGCTTGTTTTGATGGTGCGCCAGAATCTCAAGGATCTTTCCCTCGAAGTTCCCTAGGCCCTTTGAAATAGCCCACAAGGCTTTGACACCGGAGGTTGCCGTAGCGCCCACGGTTAAAGCCAGGCCCGCCAAGGCAATTGATTCAGCAACTCCCATGTTGGATCCAAATCCTCCTCAGGCTAGGCAGGCTGATCGGGCGCCCCCAGCGAGTCGATCAGCGCCTGGGGGAGGTGGTATGCCGCCGCCAACTGCGCCATTGCTGCGGCAATTTCTGGCGCGACGAGGCTGGCTTCCTGCAGCAGTTGCCAGGCGCCTACGAACAGGCCGGAATCGCCAGTCGGCAGCGAGGCTATAGCGAGCCCTCCCGTCAAAGAACCCAGCGCATTCACGGCCCGCAGCAGCTGCACACGTCGCACCTCGTTTGCTGTCGGCAGCTCGGTGTTGATGATCGCCTCAGCTCCCAGCTGCGCGGCCGCCAGCATGGGCGTCAAGAGCAGTTGCTGCAGAAACCCGGCCCAGTTAGGCGCCGGATCCGGGGGCGGGTGATAGAGGATTATCGCTGCCTCAATTTCGTGCTGCGGGGTATCACGCGACAGCACCACGGGCGGGCGACTACCAACTTCGTCGGCAATTGTAATGCTATCGCCGGCATAAAAAATGGCCATTACGCAAATGCTCCGTACTTGAAAAGCGCCACCGGCACCCTACTATTACCAAATACAGTGCCAAAAGTGGCACCGGTTACATTCGGCCATGTGCCAAATGTATGAGATAATGTATAGTTAAAGCAAGTATTGCCGACGCCAGGATTGAAGCCAGTTATTGAGCTTGGCCCGCAGACAGTCCAGGGGTAAAAATTCTCTCCGGCCAGAGCGATGAACGCTATTGAGGTTCCAGAGTTTACGTTGACGGCCAAAAAATAAGGAGTATTCGCAGCTAGATCAAAAGCTGTGGCCAAAGTGTCAGCAACGCCAGCCACTGCAGCACTACTCATTGACGCAGTGGCGCCTATCGGCGGGCCCGTGGGGTCTCCGTTTGCGCCCATAGCATAAACAGCTAACTGAAATGACGAGCCAGCAAGTACTGTATTAACTCGTGCATATATTTCAGTAACGGTGCCGCCCCTCTTAACTGTAAACGGTACAAACGAAATCGTGTTTGCGGTGTTCGCTGAGCCGGCGACACCTCTGCCGTCAAACGGGGTAAAATACCTGCCAATCGCGTAGCTATTGTTAGATCCGCCGCCGCCGCCGCCGCTCGCGGAGATCGTCTGGTTGGGCCAAGATCCCGAAATCGTGACGTTGGTGCCCGGCACCAGGCCCGGTGCTGCGGTGCCAGTGCCGCCGTTGGCTACCGGCAGGAGGCCCGTCACGCCAGTGGTCAGGGGTAGGTCCGTGCCGCTGGTTAGGGTGATGCTCGACGGGGTGCCGCCGGCCCCGTTCAAAACGACCGGGGCGCCGATCGAGCCGACGTTGGCAGACAGCGCGGTGGCAACGCCGGCTCCCAGGCCGGTGATGCTGCCGACGGCCGTCGCGCTGGCGCTTAGCACGCCGCCGCTCAACGTCAGGTTTGCGCCGAGAGAGATTTCTTCGGCCACGCCCGCACCGGCGCTGCTGCGCCCCAGCAGCCGGCTGGTGGCCATACTGGTCGAAATCACCGGGACGCTGCCGCCGCTGCTGGTGATCGGCCCGGTTGCCGTCACGCCTGTGACGGTGCCAGCGCCGAGGGCCGTCCTGGCGGCGGCTGCATCGGCCTGCGTCAGCAGCGACCGCCCGAAAGCCGCAGTCGTCAGCGCCGCAATCGATGTCAGATCAGAGTCGAGGGGCTGGTAGTTGGCCGCCGCCGTTGCAGGCTGAACAGCGGTGGCCGCAAGAGATCCCTGCGCGGCGGTGGCGAAATCGCTGCTTGCCGCCGTTGCTGCCGATCCCAGCCCTAGGCTGGTGCGGGCGGTCGCTGCGTTCAGGCCTGTGCTGCTGCCGTCCCACCGCAGCCGCTCGCTAAACGCCGTGTTCCAGTTGGCCTGGCTGCTGTCGAGCGGCAGGCTGTAGCCGATGGCGAACGTCACCCCCAGCGACGCCGTGCCGCTGCCGCTGACGCTGAAGCCCGTCGGCATGCTCAGCGACGGATACCCACCGCCACCGCCGCCCGTGACGACCAGGGCCCCGCCCACGATCGCCAGGCCCGAACCCAGCGTGAACACCTGCGGCGCGCCGGTGCCGCTCTCGCGGCCCAGGATACCGGCCGTCATGGTCAAGCCGCTGGAGCCGATCGGGCCGGTGGGCGCCTTGCCGTCCAGGGCCGTCTGGGTGGCCGCGCTGATCGGCTTGCTGGCGTCGCTGGTGTTGTCGGCGTTGCCGAGCCCCACCGTTGCCTTGGTGGCCAATGCGGCGATAGCGCTGGCCGGCGCATCCACGGTCGCGCCGCCTTGATCCATCGGCACCCGCTCGGTGCCGGTCAGAGTCGCTGCGTTCGGCAGCCCTGTGATCGTGACATCGGCCATGAACTCAGGCTAGGGAGTCAAAGCGTGACCAGATAGCGACCGTCCAGCGTGGTCAGCCTCAGGCCGGCCAGGGTGGTGATGTTGTTGGCGGTGGCGACGGCCGCTGCCACTTTCATCAGCGGGATCCTGCACCACATGCCAGTATCGAAGTGCTGGGGCTGCATCTCGACCTTGTAGGACTCGCCGCCCACTGTGATTGCCTGGCCATAGGCAAGATTGCCAAAGTCAGCAGTCAGCGCCTCAAGCATGTAATCGATCACGGTCACCTCGCCGCCGAGGATGACCTCGCTGTTCATCTTCAAAAATCCTCGCCCTGAGGCGGCGCCAGCAACAACGCTGACGCTGCCCAGGCGAGCAAAGGCCACCCGGTTGGCTGATGCTTCCAGGGTGGCCCAGCCCATCAGAAGGAGCCATTCAGGCGGACACTGCAGGTGGAATCACCATCGGCGCAGGTGGCAGTGAACACGCCGATCAGCGTGTTGCCGGTGGACACGGCGGTAACCAGCTTGGTGCCGGTAATGAAGTACGCCTTAGCGCCTTGCGACCCGCCAGAGCTGGCAGCGGTGGACTTGGCGAGGGAGTAGACGCCTTCAAGCTGGAATACGCCTTCCTCGCCGCTGGCCAGGTCAGTGGAAGCGACGCCAAAGATTGAGCCAACAATCGCGCCTCCGCCGCTGGAGACGGCGTAAGGGGCGATGAGAGGGAGGGATTTTCCTTCCTTGATGTAGTTCTTCACGGGGTTACCTCAGGGTTTGAATTGAGATAGGCCGGCGATCCCGGCCCAGAGTCATCCGGCTTAGACGCCGGTGGAACGGTAGAAGCCGCGCCAGTCAGCCAAAGTGGCGTAGAAGTCGTGGCGCACCAGCATCTCCACGCCGTCGGGGTTGCGCTTCTCGGTGGTGGTGATCGTCGGGCCGCCTTCGCCGGCCAGATAGCCAAACTGAATCATGTCGATTCGGTTGGGGCTAGCGGCCAGATACCATTGCGCTGGGCTATCCGCAGAAAGGCGTGCTTCGGAGATGATCTGCATTGAGCCGGCAAAAGGATTGACGGAAGCCAGCGCAGATGGCGCGTATTGAATAGGATTTACAACTTGCGCTGCCGCAGTTTCCAGTTCAACTGGCACAATCAGATAAGCGGAAGGCAGGTTGAGCGGAACGTTGACAGGGGGCTTGCTGTCGTCAGGGGCCGTTTGCTTTTTCATCTTAACCCTACCAGCATCAATCCCGGCAATACTGATTGGGCCGGTGCCGGTGTTGTTGTGCCCAGAAGCAAACAAAGCCTGCCCGTCAAGGCTGACGGTGGCGCCGTTAGACCCATCGGTTACCAAGGCCCAGACAATGTTCGATTCCAGCAAAGCGCAGCCATAGCCCATCCTTGGTAGCAAGCGATCCAGCGCAGACAGATCGTCATTGATTAGCATTTGCCGGCTAAACATCAGACCCTTGCCGTAGGTGCTGAGCTGATAGGTGGCCTTCCCATCGCTCATGGTGCCAAACTTATACTCGCCATCTTCAAGCACTTTTTCAGGGACAATGGTGGCATTGAGCTGCACCAGGCTATTTTGCTTGAAATCGTTGTTGTCTGATTGATTTGCCAGTATGCGCCAGGTTTGCACCTCTTGATCGTAACCACGGGCAAGAGTTTTGTTTGCCGTGTTGAGGAGAATGTTGGTCAAGTCAGAGGTGGTGTGGAACGCCCGCTCGATCAACTCGCTGATGCTCATCATGCGAACATCGGAGCGACTGAAGCCACGCATGGTCTCCAGGTAATCGGCGGCCATTTCGCGGACGGCCATCCGCTTGTACTGGCGGCCCAGCTCGGTGGGCTCCTTGACGGCGCCGCAGCGGGCGTCAATCCCCTCCTGGAAGCCACGCAGCAGGGTATCCCCAGCGTCACGGGTTACCTCGACCCGGGCAGGGTGGCCGGCGGCCACAGGAGAATTGGCCTCGACCGCAACGCGGGCGGCGCGCACCACTTCGACCATCACGCCGGGAAGATCCTTGCCGGCAGTGGTGCGGATCAGCTCCTGCACAGTGGATTCGGTGAGGCCCCCAGCACCAGCAGCGCGGCGGATGTGAAGCTCGCGAGCCACGTCATCGGGGCCAGGCTCGGGAGCCTGAGCGGCGGCAGGTGCAGGAATGGTGGTCGGTTCGGTCACGGCAGCAGCCTCGGGAGTGGCAGTAGCAGCCGGGTCGCCCCCGGCCAGTTCAGTTGCGGTGGTCATCGGGGGTTCCATTAAGGGGTGTTCTGTTTCATCCGCCGAGCGCATGACGCTCGCCGGGTCCTGGCCAGCAATGACCAGCGACACAGCAATCGGTTCCCAATCGGTGGCCCGATCGAGCGGCTGTGTTGCGCTGGCCCGCTGCCAGCCGTAGATCCGAGCGTCAACAGAAAAACGCGCAGATCCGTTCCTGAGGCGTGGGATGGCAATGGCCATCGCCTCCTCGGGACCGTCAACCTGAACCGTTCCGATCAAGGCAGCAGAGCCGTCATCGGCGCGGCCCAGGTCCATCGATGTGATCGCTCCCCAGCAGGAGGCTGAGGAGCGCTGGTGGTCGATGTCGGTCGGCAACGGGCGCATAGGCCAGCGGATAGCCGCTCGCTCATGCACCAGCTGCACGCCATCGCCTACATCCGCATCGGTTGAGATGATCACCGTTGCAGTTCTGGTCTCCTCGTTCCATGAGGATGGAGAGATCAGCGCCATCCGCTTGCAGGCTCGATCGCCTGTTTCCAATGGCATCGCGGTAGGAATGGGCTCGGGCATGGCTTTATGCTACCGATGGCGGAAGTGTGGCCCCCGGTTCCGGGATGCGAGATCCCGCGGGGCGGGCTTGAGTGACCCCCGCATCAGAAACAAGCTTGGCATCAACGGATAGAGCCAAATCTTTTTCGCGGGCGCTGGCTAGGTCTTCAGCGAGTTCCTCCAGCACCTGGGCAGGCACATAGCCTAGCGAGCGCTGGACTTCAGACAGACTCATCAGGCCGGCGCGGATCGCTGCCTCCAAAGCCGGAATCTCCTCGGCCGGGTTGATCATCTCCCTGCGAGGAGGCGTCCAAAGCATCCGGCCGTTGACCCTGTTGGCCATGCCTGCCTGGAGAACAGCAGTTGCAAACCATTGCGAAACGGGATTGAGAAACTGCGGGATCGCAATGTTCCACCGCCAGTGGCTCACGTTCCGGTGAAACTCCAACCACCCCATCCGGCCACTGGAGAAGTTCACCTCAGAAAGAATCCCGGTCAGCGCTTCAAACGTGATCCCGTAACCAGCCGCCACTGAATGCAGGTGATGGCGCTGCATCTCGATGAAGTTGCCTGCGCTGGGCGGGGTGCTGAACCTGATATCCTTCCCTGGAGGCAACACCTCAATGGCGCCGGGCTCCAGTTTTTCAAACAGGGTCGGGATTGAAGCGTCAGGGCTTTTGGGATCGACTGGCGCATCGTCCGGGTTGAAGTCAGTGACAAATGCGGTGAAGCACGCCGCCACCTTGTCGAGCGTCAGGCGGGCCTGGGCGTGGTCTCCGATGTCCCGCAGCGTCAGCAGCGAGGATGCGCCCCATGGGACACCGGTTGCCTGCCCAGGCCGGCGCACGTCGTAGA